TGAATACTTCTATTAGTTGTTGATCTTACTCTTGCAATTGATCTAATAGGCGAAAACTCAGTCACACCTTTGATTATTTCTCTCACATATTCTGGTGGAGCTAAATAACCAGCAGTATTATCATTAGAGACAGTTAATACTTTAACTTCCTCTGGAGATAAAGAGTCTTTACCTTTTCTTAACCATTTATCAAAAACTTTAACTTGCATAGATTCTACTGGAGAACCTTTTCCAAATTCTGGTCTTGATACAATAGTTTCTAATCTATCAAGTTGAGCTTTAGCTTGATCGTTAGCTTTTTTCTGTGATGCTTCCATGTCAGAAAATTTATCTAAATCTGCTTCAATTTTTGATAATTTTTCTTCTACGATTGGATCAGCAGAACCTTTGCTTTCAATCTCTTTGATTCTTTTATCGTTAGTTTCTTTAAAAGCCTCAAAAGTTTTTCCTAAAGTTTCAACTGCAGATTTTACTTCATTATTATCCATAATTGTTTCCTTTTGGTTTTATTGTTTAAGTTTATCAGCGACTTTGAGAATTAAACTCGCTAATGATTTATTGTCATCAACAGCATCTCGCTGTGATAAAGATTCCGATAAAGCTTTCGCACCTATCTTCGCCTCTGTCCGAGAAAGACCTCCTGCCTCTCGCAAGATTTTTTCCCACTCTCGAATATTTTTAGCATTCCCTTTTACACTTTCAACCAATGCACTTTCGTTCATTGGAAATGTAACTAAAGAAATTTCCATAAGATCAACTTCTTTAAGAGTTCTTACACCTCTTTTGTTTTCGTTGTATCCTTGTTTTTCTGGGTCTGCTCTAAATCCTATTGACATACCATCTAATGCACCCATTTTTAAAAGTTCGTATGCTTCACGACCTTTTTGAGTTCCCATAGCTAGTTGTCCTTTAACATATAAACCTTTGCTATCTTCATACATATCTGTAAAGATACCAATAGGTTCATCTGTTTTGTGTTGAAATAACATTTTAACTTTACTCGGTGGTCTGCTTACTAAAGATTTTGTAAACGCACCTTTTTGCATAATATCTTTTCCTTGATCTTCATTACCAAAGATAGAACCATAACCAGTAAACACTCCTTGTGCATCTGATTTGATTTCTGTTTCAAATGTTAAGTGTTTTAATTCTGTATCACATTGACAAACACCATCGTCTTGACAAACACAAACACTTTTCATTGGTTTCTTTTTTGGTTTTTTATGATATTTGTCTTCTTCTTCTTCTGAATCATAACCTTTGCTAATTGCTTCTTCATAAGCACTATGTGTATTACATGGCATATAAATTTTTTTACCATCTTTACTCATAGTGTGTGTTCCTACACAACCAATTTTTTTTGCTTTTGCTAAAGCTTCAACTATATTATCAAATTGATCTTCTTTTCTTGCTTCCTTTTCCATATCTTCTTCATCCATAGCATTTGTGTCTATGAATGCTTCTGATTGTGGTTTTTTAGGTTTAGCATTACTACCATCTCCACCATAATTTTTTTCTTTTGACGAGATAACATCTGTTAAAGATTTTATAGCTTCGCCCATTTTTTCTATATCGTTCATAGAATATTTCTCCTTTTTATTATTTTCGTATTGAGAGTTACATACAGCTAATCTTTGTTCTGTTGTATCAAATTCAGAAGTAGTTTTATCGTCTGCCATACATCTACTTATGAAGTCTTCTCGTTTTTCTTTTTCTTTTGGTTTTACTAATGGCATTATTTTCCTTTAACTTTTTTCATTACCTTTTTGCAACAATTACTAAACCATTTGTATTTGTCGTTTGATCTGCATAAAACTATGCCGATTATTATTCCAATTATTATTTCCATTATGTTACTCCTATAAAGTCTGGTGTTGTATAAACTACAACACATCTACAGTTTATTGTTTCTTGTGGCGACCCTGTTGGGTCTGCAGGGTATTGTAATAAATCTCCCCCTACCTCAAAATCATTTTCTAAATTAACCTTTTGTCCATCTGCTATGACATGATTTAATCTAGTTCTTTCATCATTTACTGAAACCCATTCTTTAATCGTTCCAGATAAATTCATACTACTTGCAACCATCTCATTAGCAAATGAGGCAGTTCTATGTACTTCTGTACGAGCAATAGTTAATGCTCTAGACAAACCAAAAGCAACAATTGTATTTCTTAAAAGATTGCTTGTTTCTTGTACAGATAAACCCTCGTCATAACCATTGGCGATGGCTTGTAAAATTTTTTTTCTTGTAGTTTCATTTATACCTGAAACTAAAGTTCCAACATTGTTTGCAATAAATAAATCTAATTCTACTTCAAAATCAGTATTTATATCTTTAACATTTACTTCTCTACCTAAAAAATAGTTTCTAAAAATATTAGCTATTCTTTTGTATTGAAACCTAAATATATTCTGTAATCTATCGTAATAGTTTTGTAAAGTATAATCTATTGTAAGTTGTGAATCCATTATATAGTCTTTATAAATATCATTACCTAAATCAGTATAATATCTTTTAAGAGCAACCCTAAATTCATTTTCATAAGGTTTTCGTAGATTATTTTGTCTAATCCACTCTCTACGACCTATATCTTTAAATATTCTTCTTTGTGATTCTCTATAAATCATTTTTTTAAACTATGTTGTATCGTGTTCTTCAATATAGCTGTTACTGGATCAAATTTTAAATTATCAGCAGAACAACCAGTTAAAATAATTAAAACTGTCAAATACTTCATTAATGCAAAGTAGTATTTAGTGGTTTAATTAAATCTGTAAAATCTATACTTTTTGTTGCATACACATAACTTGCCATGTGTACAGCATCTAATTCTTTTTTAAATGGACCAATATCTAAACAAAGTGTAAAACACATATTATCATCTTGTGTTATTGATATGTTAGAATTTAATTTCATCATATCTAAAGCTTCTAATAATTTTTTTTGTTTTTTGTTCATGATTTTAATGGGTGTCCACTTGGTAATAAATCTAAATCAAATTTACCACCTTTAAATCTTCCTGATCTAACTGCATATAAAAAAGCATTTACTCTAGCATAAGCCCATTGTTCTTCACTTGTAACACTTGGTCTTACAGACCCTGGATTTGTTCTATATGCACCTATACCTCTTCTAAACACAGCACTTAACATACGAAGTGTAACTTTTTTACCAGCTTTATCTCCATGCTTTTCATTGTGATCTTCTACTTTTTTTTGTAAACCTTTTTTAACTGCCGCACTTACTGATTTTTCTTCAATATCAATTTCATAAAACTTATCTCTTTCTCTATCTAATTGGTTTCTTACTTTTCTTGACCAACTAAATCCTGCATCGCCACCCCATAATGCCCAAGCTATTCTTCCTGCAGATGGGTAACCATCTTGACCTTGTCTAAAACCTTGACCTTGTTTATCTACTTCATGACGACTAAAGAAACTAAACATTCTTCTAACTGTACTAGGAGATAAACTTACCTTTCTTATAATTTGATTTGCCCTCGTTGCACCAACCTGTGTACCACCTCTACCAAATTCTTTTCTCCAAGCTAATCCTCTTTTTGCCTCTTCTGCCATAGCATCTGTAGGTGTTGTATTTATGTCACTAATTGCTTTTACAAGTTCATCAGTATCATCATCTTGGTTTTCTATTTGTATAGCTTCTTCTTCTCTTTCATCTACAACTTCTGGTGGTTTTACAACTTCATCTACTTGGTCAGCAAATGATAAAGGCATTAAATTACTTGGTACTAATAATTCATCAGCACCACTTATAGAATCAAAACCTAATTGATGTCTTGCTTCGTTTCTAGTTAGAATACCATTTTGTACTCCACCTATAACAGATTCAAAAACTCTTTTCCTTTGTTCTGCGATTGCAGGTATAGAATCATAATCAAATTTTAAATAAAGGTCACTTCCAAATTGAGGTGTTAGCCATTCGTTTAAATCTGATTGTAGTCTATCTAGTAAAGGAATAATTGTTTCATTGTATAATGCAAGTTTAGCTTCACTAAAGTTTGAATAAGTTTGTGTATCTTTAATACCTATAAGCTGACTTGGTACACCAAAAATTAATGCAATATCTTTTGCACTCATATTTTTAAATTCTAAAAAATCCATTTCTTTTGGACTTAAACCCA